TCACGCACCCGAACCGGTACCGATGAAAGGCCGTGACGCGTGACCAGTGACCAGTGACCAGTGATGAAACGGCAAGATGAAAATTCAGATCACGATCGTTCGCGCCCCGCATGTGCATCCGGAGCGCCTGGCGCCGGCGATTGCGGCCGCGCTCGCCGAAAGCGGCGCCGTGCTGGAGAAGGAAGTCGGCTCGCGCACGCCGCAGGGCGTGGGGGGCGCCGGCAGCGGCCTGCGCGCGTCGTGGTTCTCGGAGCTGCGCGAGGGGCCGTTCAAGAGCGAGCTGGTCTTCGGCTCCTCGCTCGCCTACGCGATCCCCGTGGAGTTCGGCCGCCGGCCGGGACAGCGCATGCCGCCGATACAAGCATTGATTCCGTGGGTGGAGAAGTTTCTCACGCTCAAGGAAGGCGAAACGGTCGAGGGCGTGGCTTTCGTCATCGCGCGCAGCATCGCCAGGAAAGGCACGTTCGGGGCCCATATGGCCTATCAGGGCGCCGAAGCGGCACTGCCGCAAATCGAGCGGGTCTTCGCGGAGCATGTCGGCGAGGTCTCCGCGCAGCTCATCACGAACGACTGAACGCGTGGGGAGTGTGACGTGGGCGAGCCGGAGATCAAGGCACAGATCAAGCTGACGATCCAGCAGGCGGCGCCAGGCTCGGCCGTGCATGACTATGAGCGGTGGACCAACGATCCCGCGACCCTGCTGACGCTGTTCAAGCCTGTCGGAGAGGCGCACCTCCGCGCCTGGGTCTTCAAGCCGGTACAGGCAATCGAGCGGCCGTGGAATCTCACCGCGCGCGTGGTGCTGCGTCCGTTCCTGTTCCGCTACGTGTATTCGCTGGTGGACGGCGAAGCGTCGGAAAAGGTGGCGCTGGTGGAGATCGAAGCGGTGCGGGCGGCGTTTCGCGCCGATCCGACCTTGGCCGGCCGCTGCATGACGACCAGCCCGACCGTCGGCGCCTTCAAGGGACTGGCCGGCCTGCAGCTCGAAAAGCAGGAGCACGTCTTCCTGGGCGGCGTGATGTGCCACTACGCGGAGCTGCGGATGGTGGCCCAGGAGCTGGTCTAGGGAGGTCACGATGCTTGTACTCATGAAAACCACGGACTACTTTTCGCCCGACGGGATCACCAGCTATCTCTACCAGAACGGCGTGCGCTACGACGTCCCGGACACGCTGGGCGAACAGTTGGTTGAGCACCACCAGGCCGAGAAGATCGATCTGGACAAGGAAGCACGCGAGGCGGCCGAGCGAGAGAATGGCGTGCGGGCGGCGGCCACGGAACGCGAGCAGGAGGGCAGAGAGGGGGGACCGTTCAAGCGACCGAAAACACACTCATAGTCACCTGACGAAAGGAGACGACGATGGGAAGCAATGCGATTCCTGCCTTTGGGACCAAACTGAAGCGCGGCGACGGGGGGGCGCCGGAGACGTTCACCGACGTGGCGGAAGTCACCGATCTCTCCGGGCCGGAACTCTCCGCTGAGGAGGCGGATGTCACCAACCATCCGTCCGGGTCGGCGACCCCCTGGCGGGACATCCTCCCGACGCTGCTCGATGCGGGCGAAGTATCGCTGTCGCTGAACTTTCTGCCTGGCACGAGCGGCCACAAGGCGCTGCTCTCGGATTTCGTCAACCGGGCGAAGCGCAACTGGCAGCTGGTCTTCCCCGACAGCGGGCAGACGACCTGGTCATTCAGTGCCTACGTCATGTCCATCGCGCCAGCGGCGGCGGTGGATGACGCGCTGGCGGCCGACGTGACATTGCGCGTGACCGGCGCGCCGACGATCCCGGTGAGCTAATCGGCGGCTGAGCCGCGACAGAGACAATCGAACCATGAGCCAACGAAAGGAGCAGACCCATGCCGAGAACCGACATCGCCGTACAAATTCCCCTGGGACCCTTCCCGACCTTGCCCGTCGCTGCCAACGCCCTGGACATCACGGTCCAGGCGGCCGACGTCGCCAACATGAACCAGTTCACCTTCACCGGCAAGGAGCTGATCGTGGTGAAGAACGACGACGCCGGCGCCCAGACCTTCACGTTCACGAGCGTGGCCGACGAGCAGAAGCGGACCGGCGACATCACCGCCTTCAGCCTCGGGGCGACTGAATATGCCGCGTTCATGGCGACATCGCTGAAGGGCTGGCAGCAGAGCGACGGGAAATTCTATCTGCAGGCCAGCTCGGCCAACATCAAGTTCGCGATCCTGCGGCTGCCGTAGGGCGGCACAGAAGACGCAGACGGAAGGAACGATCTCATGGAGACAAACAAGGCAGTGCTGTCCCGCGAACAGATCCTCGGCGCAGAGGACAGCCAGCGGGAATATGTCGAGATCCCGGAGTGGCGCGGCGGCGTCTACGTGCGGAGCCTCACGGCAGAGGAGCGCGACGCCTACGAGGGCTCGCTCGTGGAGGTCCGGGGCAAAAAGGTGGAGCTGCGGAAGGAGAACGCGAGGGCCAAGCTCGTGGCGCTCACGGTCGTCGACGCGGCCGGCGCGCGGCTGTTCACCGAGGCCGACGTGGAGCGGCTGGGCCGCAAGAACGGCGCCGCGGTGGACCGGATCTACAGGGTCGCGCAGCGCCTCTCCGCCATGCGGCAGGAGGATCTGGAGGGCGCCGTAAAAAACTCCGACGGCGACCCGGGCGGAGGTTCGTCTTCCGCCTAGCGGTCGCCCTCGGCGGACGCACGGTCCAGGAATGGCTCCAGGCGCTCTCCAGCCTGGAACTGACGGAATGGATGGCCTACGCGCAGCTCGAACCGTTCGGCGAGCGGCAGGCCGACTGGCGGGCCGGGATGCTGGCCAGCGTGCTGGCGAACCTGCACCGCCGCAAGCGCGGCCGCCGCTTCAAGCCGGAGGATTTCATGCCGCAGGACAAGAGCGCGCGCGGCGAGCGGTCCTGGCAGGAACAGCTGCTGCGCGTGGAGACGCTGGCGGCGCGTGGGATGGGCACGATCACGACGGGGAAGCCTGAGAACACGGGATAGCGGGATAGCTGACGATGGCCACGATCGCGGAACATCTGATCAAGATCAGTGCCGACGTCGGGGACATTCTCGACAAGCTCGGCACGACCGATGAGGCCCTGGACCGCACGGCCGACCTGGTCGAGAAGGCCTTTACCGGCCTTTCGATCGTGGCGTTCGGCGCGGCGATGAAGAAGGCCGCGACGGCCGTCGTGGATCTGACCGAGCAGGTGGGGGCGCAAGCCGAGCGGATCGGCCAGCTCGCCGAGATCACCGGCCTCTCGGAGCAGCGCTTGCAGGAATGGGGCGCGGTGTTTCAGCAGGCCGGCGGCTCGATCGAAAATTTGACGCAGGGCACGCGCGTGCTCTCCCAACACATGGTCGCGGCGGCCGAGGGCAGCGAGGAATCGCGCGCGGCCTTCGCGCGGCTCGGCCTCGACGCCACGCAGATCGGATCCGACACCGAGACGGCCTTCACGGCCGTCATCGACCAGCTTGCCAAGATGCCGCCGGGATTCGAGCGCACGGCCGTGGCCACGCAGCTCCTTGGCCGTGGCGCCGCCAACCTGCTGCCGGTCTTTGCGCAAGGCAGCGAGCATTTCAAGCGGATGGGCGAGGAGGCCCGCACGATGGGCGCGGTGCTCACTGGCCCGCAGCTCGATGCGCTGCGGGCGACGGACGATGCCTTCGATCGGTTGAAGCTCGCTTCCGAAGGATTCGGCAAACAGGTCGCGGCGTCTTTCTCGCCGGCGGTGACGATCGGGATCCAGACGATGGCCGATGCCACGGCCTTTGTCACGCGCGTCTTTCAGGAGACGGTTGTCGCGGCAACCACGCTCACCGCCCGTTTCGTGGCCCTGGTCCAACATGCGATCGCGATCGGCCGGGCGATCAATGATCTCAGTTTCTTCACCGAACAAGGACGCGATGCGCTCTACGATCGCCTGATGGCCATCGAGGCGGAGAAGGAAGCCATCATCCGCAATGTCCGCGAGGAGCAGGCCAAACGCGCGGCGGTGGAGGATTCGACGGCCGCAACACAGCGCGGCACTCAGGCGCTGGCCAGCCAAGAGGCGATCGCTAAGCAAATCATCGAGCGTACCAGCCAGATGGTGGCGACTTTGGAACTGGCTGGGAAAATACAGGAACGCCTTGGCCGTGAGTCCGTCACACGGGAGACGGAGCGCCAAGCGCATATTAAACTGACTGGCGACATCCAGGAAAAAGAAGCGCGACGAATCATCGCAGGACAGACCGCCATCAACCAGGCTGAGGAACTCGGCCGACAGATCCGGCAGCGCGAACTGGCAGAAAACGCCAAGCTGGCCGACTCGGCCTTCAATCTCGCGAAGGCAAAATATGATGCCGAAAGCGGATTCTTTCGAGATACGGAGGCGCTGCGCCAGGCCAAACTCGCGGCGATCAACGCGGATGAGCAGGCCCAGCTCGCCCAGCTCCAACTCACAGAACAGCAGAAGACCACGATCATGATGAATGCCGAAGCGCAGCGGATGCAAATCGCGCAACAGTTCCCGACCTTCTGGCAGCAGCAACTACTTTCCATGCAACAGGCGGCACAGTTCACCTGGGCCACGATTCAAACGCAGTTTTCGTCGGCACTGACCAACATGATCATGGGCATGTCCACTTGGCAACAGTTCTTTAACCAGGTGCTCGCGACAATTCTCAATGCGGTCATCAACTTCGCGATTCAACTTATGGTGCAGTGGGCGCTCCAGCAAGCCTTTAAGCAGACGACGGATACGGCGATGCTGGCTTCACACACCGCCGCTGAAATCGCGAAGACGACCGCAACGACAACACAGGAGGGAGCCAGGCTCGGCATTGTGGCTCTCACGAATAAGGCCATGGTGGCGGGTGTCCTCACGACGCTCGCCGCCATCGCCGCCGTCGGTAATGCGGCGATGGCGGCACTCGGCGCGATCGTTGTAGTCACGGCGCTTACTTTAGCAGCGATCGGCGCTGCCTTGCTTCTCACGGTCGTCGGCGCACCCTTGGGAGCGAAATATATGGCGGCCGCCAATGTAACGCTCATTGCCGGAGGATTGGCCGTTGCGGCCGGGACAACTGCTTTGAACGCGGCCGTTGCGGCGGCCACCGCTGGCGCGGCCGTCGCTCTTGCTACGCCATTCGCATCCGGAGGCATCGTGGACGGCCTCACCTTCGGCATGCTCGGCGAGCGCGGCACAGAGACGGTGCTTCCTTTCGATATCCGCGACCTGGATGGCTTCGGCGGCCGCGAGCAGCATTTCTACATCATCCAGGACGGGCGGCAGGTGGCGCACACGGTGCTGCGCCACACACCGCGCGTCGCCTATTTGCACGGGATGTAACGACATGGGATTCGGCGGCGCAGCATTCGGTTCGCGCCCTTTCGGCGGCGGACAGGCCTGGACGGATCCGGGGATCTTCCGCCTGTTCATCGCCGGCCAGGACGTGACCGCGCGGCTGGCCTTCGGCACCGCGCAGTGGGAGCAGCGGCTCAATGAGCGCGGCACCGCGAGCGTGACGCTGCACATTCTTGACGGCGCCTTCCTGCCGCAGGCCGGCAACCGCTTCACGATCAAGGTGGACACGGTGGTGCGCTTCGCCGGCTACGTCCACCGCGCCGCGCGCCAGCATCTGAGCTATGCCAACGAAACCAAGTGGGTCGTGGCCATCGATGCCGTGGACTGGAACGCGCTCCTCGATCGGCGCGTGGTCAATGCGGTCTATCAAAATATGACGTGCGGGGCCATCGTGAAGGACATCCTCGCCACCGTCCTCGCGTCGGAGGGCATCCTCCAGGGCGTGATCGAGGAGGGGCCGGTGGTCTCCAAGATCGTCTTCCCCTTCACGAAGGTCGGCGACGCCTTCCGGGATCTCTCGCAGATCAGCGGGCTGATGGGCCGCATCGACGAGTACCAGCAGCTGCACTTCTTCGGGCCAACTGTCTTTCCGGCGCCGTTTGCGATCGATGAAGCAGCCGCGCGCTTTCATGACCTGCAGGATGATATTTCGCTCGATCAGCACGCCAACAAGATCTATGTGCAGGCCGGGCACGGGGTCACCGCGAACCAGACCGAACGCTTCAAGGGCAACGACAAGGACACCACGTTCCCCCTGGCCTACCCGGTCAGCGAGATTCTCTCCATCACCATCACGGACGTCCTCGGCAACAACGCCGTGGCGCAGACCGTCGGCGTCCGCCAGGTCGATGCGAACAAGCAGTGGTACTACCAAAAGAACGAGAATCAGATTTCCGCTGACGACACGGCGCCGATCGTGCTGACCGCCGCGCAGGTCCTGGTGGTCACCTATAAGGGCATCTACCCGATCCGGCTGGTGCTCTCCAACGAGGCCGTGCAGGCCGAGCGCGCGGCCAGCATGGGCGGCACGGGCCTCTTCGAGCTCTCCGAAGTCCAACAGAGCGTCGACGGCGAAGAGCCGGTGCTGGAGTTCGGGCTCGCGGAGCTCCGCAAGTTTTCCGTGCTTCCGGAGCGCCTCTCGTTCGTGACCTTCGCCGACGGGCTCTACCCCGGACATCGGCTCTCGATCAGCAAGCCGTCCTTGAATCTCACTGGCAGCTATCTGGTGACGGGCGTCCTCACCGATCAGTTCGCCGACGGCACCAGGCGCCGCTACCAGGTCGAGTGCGCCTTGTCGGAGAAATACGAAGGCATGATCGAATACTTTGCCGCGCAGCGGCGCGCGGGCACGCCGCTGCTGGTGCGTGAGAACGAAGTCGTCTCGGAGCCCGTCGTGGACAATGAGCCGGTCGGCGTCACGGATGCCGGCAGCACGGTCGACCTCGTGACGGAGGACGGCATGCTGAAGTGGGACGGCACGAAGCGGTGGGGATCCAGCCAGTGGGGATGATGTGAAGTGCCACGAGCGATTCAAAGCGGTGCGCGGCGTCTGGACGATCCTGGAACATCGCGTCAGGGATCGCCGTGGGCGGTTCTGCCGGCCGCGCCTGCTGTCGATGGAAACGAAAGACAACCTCGTCACGGCCAACGGGCGCGGATTGATCTTGGACATTCTCCTGGTCGTGCAGCCGACCATCGCGGCCGTCGCGATCGGGTCGAACGCAGCGGCGGTCCAGGACTCCGACGCGGTGCTCGGCGCGGAGATCAGCCGCTGGCAGATCACGAGCATGAGCCGCAGCGGCAGCGTGATGACCGTGCGCTTATTTCTGGGCACCACGCAGGCCAACGGGTTCACGTACCGCGAGGCCGGGATCTTCAACGGCTATCCGAGCGGCGGGGTGATTCTCAACCGGATCACCCACAGCGACAAGGTGAAGACCAGCAGCAAGACCCTGACCTATCTGATCACGCTGACGCTGAGTTCGAGTTAACCCTGAGTCTACCGAAGGGCTGAGGAGCCTATGGCCGACTACGACATCACCAACGAACGCGTCACTCCCTCATTGAATGATGTCAATGGCGGCGTGGCAGGCGACGGGGTGAACGCCTATGAGAAGTTCGTGGCTCCGTGGCGCAAGGGGCTGGAGCGCAGCTACGTCGAATCTGGCTTCGTCATCCCGGCCAGCAGCGGCAACTTGAACATCGACATTCCGCTGGGTGTGGCCATCATCAGCGGCTACCGCGTCAACGTGCCTGGCTCGACCACGATCACCTTCACCAATGCAGCGAACAACTATGTTTTCCTCAAACTCACGCGGGACGGCTCGAACAACGTCGCGGCGGCCAAGTTCGAGGTCAACACGAGCGGCACGCAGCCCGCCGACAGCGT